TCTTGGACAGACCGTGCAGGTCTTGAACCGTATCCCGCAGGAACACTTTCATAACGACGATGACCGGCGGATTCATAAAGACGCTGAAGTTTATTACCACGCGCCGGAGGGATAGGGTATAATAGGGGAGGCAAGGAAGCCATACGTAACAATGCTGTTTTTGTTACAGGAGCATCTCGTATGGAACTTCCCATAGCCTTGGTATCAATGCTTACGCTGGGTGGATTGTCGTTAATAGTGCCTAGTCTAATAGAACGGAGACATAATGGGCGACGGAGCTAAAGGGCGTGTCGTGCAGCGGGATGGGCCGCGCAAGACGACGCTGGAGAAGAAGCCGGATTCACGGCCTTCCCAACACGGTAGGTAATGCCGAAGAAAAAGCAAAAGCCGCCTAAGAGCCGAGTGCTTAGGCGTCCTCGCTATTAAAACTTATTCTGGCACTACTTCTCGTATAGAGGCAACGTAAGAGTAACCTAAGTTTAATATTCTTCAATTACCAGACGTGTCTCGATACGGGGTTGTGTATATCGTATAACAGGGCGCACCCCCGCGCTGCCCTCCCCACCGGGGGTGCGCCTACTTTATAGGAGGGGTTATGACATGGCTGGAGACACATTTACCATCGATTTCTTTGAATGTGACGATGCGGAGGATTTCGCTCGACGTCTACGTCTGGCGGTTTATGGGCCTTGGACTGACTGTGAGCCTTGCGGGATGGGACTTCAGCCTTGGGAAGAAACGGCGTTGCTGCCCCGTTTACGACGTCAACTTGGGGATACTCCACCTGTGGATCGGCGACGAAAGGCACCCGCCATCGGGTTCGTGATGTGAGGCGTGTGGTCTTATCGCTATGTTCGGGTACGGGAGCGTGGGAGCGCCCATTTGCTGAAGACCCTGCGTATGAGGTTATCCCGGTGGATATTGAGCAAGGACTTGATGTCCGCACATACGAGCCTCCAGAGGGGCCGGTGTTTGGGGTCTTTGCCGCCCCACCCTGCACGCCGTTCTCTGTGAGTGGCGCACGCTGGTGGAAGCGGCATGAGGCTGAGGGAACCTTGGCCGAGGGGGTTGATATTGTCCGGTCATGTTTACGGATCATCACGGTGTGTAAGCCCCGTTGGTGGGCATTGGAGAATCCCGTGGGTCGGCTGGCTAAAGCGGTGCCGGAGTTAGGGCGGTGGAGCTTTGCCTTCCATCCTTACGAATATGCCGGGTGGCTTGATGATCCTGAGCCAGACGCCTATACCAAGCGCACCTGTATATGGATGGGGGGTATGGCGCGGAAACCGGATTGCAAACCTTTTCGCAGGCATCGCGGGTCAGAGCTTGTAAATATAGGCGAAGGTGGGGCGGGAGGCGTGCCTCGATGGAAGCTACGGGCTATAACGCCTCAAGGATTTGCACGGGCGTGGAAAGATATGGTAGAGTTAGAACTTAAGGAACCCAGTATATGGAGGCAGGAGGTGTTATGGACTTCTGGATGAGCAGCCTATCAAAGCGAAAACGTGCGCGAGCGCACGACAATAATTTGTATTCTACGGCCAACGCAGATGGTATAATAGAGGCTAGAAAGAAACCTCGACTCTTTCAATCCCCCCAAGCCGACGTTATTCGAGCCGTCCGCTTTGAGCAGTTACTGGACGGCACGGATAAGTGGTCGGATGATCCACTTATAGCCACTGCCGCAGAAACGATGGGATGGGAAATTGTCTCTTAACCCCAAAGGCGTTCAATGGCTGTCCAGATCCCTATCCCTGTTCCCCGTGAAAATGTTCCCGTTGTCCTTAAGAAAACCCAAGAAGACCATTACGAGGATTGTCCTTGCTGTGGCGTGGGAAAGCTCCCGTTTATTAACGGGTGTTCATTAGCGATCTGTAGAAACTGTGGATACAAAGAACCGTGTAGTTAATGCGGACGAGGAAATCGCGAAGTGTCGCGAATCCTGTGCGTATTTCGTCCAGCAGTATGCGTGGTATACCGAAACTCGGGGGACGAGTAAGGGACTCCAAAAATTCCAACCGTGGGATTGGCAACTTGCCCTCCTGTATCATTGGCAGCACGGGGTAGACAACAAGAATCGACACGTTATCTTAAAGGCTCGCCAGCTCGGGGTGTCGTGGCTGGTGAGCTTTTATGCGCTATGGCTGGCGCTCTTTCATCCCGGCTCGAACGTCTTGCTGCTCTCCTACAAGGAGATGGCCGCGAAGATGTTGATTCGCCGGATGAAGGACTCCTTCAGTAAGGTTCCCAAGTGGCTGATTCCCGGCGTTACGCCGAACCGAAGTACACAGGTGCTGGAGTTCTTTCAGGATGGGTCAGACAACTCCTTCAGCCGTGTAGAATCTCTCGCGTCTACCGAAGATGCTGGACGTGGAGAAGCGACGTCGCTGGCGGTGCTGGACGAGTGGGCGATGCACCCGTATGACTCTGAGAACTTTGCGGCGATCTCTGACTCACTGGGGATTGAAGGACAGATTATCGGGCTGAGTACCGCGAAGGGTGCTGCCGGAACATTCTACAATATCTTTCGATCCGCGCACGGGAGGCAGAACGACTTCGTGCCGTGGTTTATTCCGTGGTCGAAGCACCCGGATCGAACGTCTGACCCTGAGTGGTATCCCGACATGCTCAAGAATAAGATTGCGGCTAATGGGCCGGAGCTTGGGAAGCGGGATATGGCGCAGGAGTTCCCGCGCACGTGGGAAGAAGCCTTTGTCGCTTCGGGAGCGCAGGTCTTCGATCCATCAATTATTATGGCCATGATGAAGGAAGCAGCAAAACATCGTCCGCTGGTGATGACACAAGATCTTCGCGAGTGGCAGGAGCCTATTATGGGCCGGGAGTATATCATTGGGGTGGACTGTTCAGAAGGACTCTCAGACGGAGATTATGGGGCGGCGATTGTTCGGGATTGGAGGACCGGGATACACGTGGCGACACTCAGAGGTCGGTGGGAACCTCGTGTTTTCGCTGCCAAGATCGCAGATCTGGCATGGCGATGGAACTCCGCTTTTGTTGGTGTGGAGCGAAACGGGCCGGGACTCGCTGTGCTTGAGGCTCTCGCGGACGTGGGCTATCCTAACCTTTACTATGAGTTGCGTGTGTCTGGTACTTCGGGGGAAAACGTCAACATCAAAGAAGGGTGGGTTACTAATAAGGCCACAAAACCAGTGATGATTGCTGCCATGCAGGAAGCGCTCGCTACCGGCGCGATGGTGACCTATGATGAAACGCTGCTTGGAGAATACCTTACGTACGTGCGCGAGGAGACTCGCGATCAGGATGTGAAGGTATCCAACAAGACCGGGCGTACCGGGGCGCGTCGTGGAGCCTTTGATGACTGCCTCATTGCTGATTTGATCTGCTGGCAGATGCGGGACTACTTTGAACACGGTAATCAGAATATCGCCGATCCGTACTATGCGGAATCCGTGCCTCGAGAAGATCTCGAATATCTCGATTCTGTACGGTCTGGATCGCGTCGAATGCACTTAATCAAGAAATATGGCAAACAGCTACCTGATAGGGTACAAGTATGATAGAATATGGGGGATTACTATGCGACGACAAGAAGTTATAGACATCATGGAGGGGAATGGAGCCACCGAATTGCATCCAGTGTTTGGACCGGATGGCTCGTTTCGTGTTGTCGATAAAGAAGGGAATCCGTTTCAGATACCTTACGAACGTCCAATGACTGGCGGGGTTTTGTTGTGGTATCCCGTGGATGAGGGCGACATTCCAATGGAACTATCTCCAGAACAGGTCAAACTAGTTGGCTGAACTTGAAGGCGGAGGCCGTGACGAGGAACAGATTGTTTCCCTCGTCAATGCGGCTGTAGATCACTATAAGCCCCGCAACGACATGATGTTGCGGATGCTGGATATGTATGAAGTGGCCGAGCGTCCGGCACAACCCGGCGGTGTAGCCGTACGGGATAACATGCCGCATACGGCAGTTGGGCTGGCTGCGGCTATCATTA